TCTAATGTTGCTGCCGCTAGCAACCGCGCAGTCTGCAATGGCATCCCTCTACTGTAGGCCTCCCAGTAATTTGAAAACACACTTTGTATCCCAGTTTGGATCCATGTGCCTAATTGCACATACCAATTCCCGGTTGCCAATGTCGCTAATAACGAGCATAGCGGCTTCTCTTGCCTTTCCTCTTTGCATGCAGTCATTTGAAGAAATTCATGTGCATCTTCTCCAGCCAGCTGCTTTACCGGGTTTAAATTATGTCCTGATGCTCCAACCGTGGCGTAATAAACCCCGGCTTGCCACTCTGCCTGAAAAGCAACATCTTCATCGTCTCCACACAAAGCATACCACTGCATCCAATCAGCGTGAATCATCTTGCTATTGTACCTAGCAATCTCGATGTCTACTTTATGTATCCACGTATTATTACGCGCTGTTGTTCTCTCTCCGCTATACATTCCGTTCACCACCCTTACGACAGCCCGCTCCTCCTTGTTATATGAAATGAATTCAGCTGCTTTGACATTTGCCTTTTGTGGATATAGTATGCATGACCTCCCTCTTCCAATTGCTGTCCATGCAAACAGTGCCGCTTTTTCAATATTTACCACACCCCCGTAAGCATCTTGATACCGAATTGAGCATAGCCTATCTAGCTCCGCCAGCTCCCATGTTGTATGCTCTGCGTTGTAGTCGCTATAATCAGTTGATAACCAGTATGGGTTGACTGCCTCTGGCCCTGCCAATCCCCCTGAGCTGACAGCCAACCATTCAACAACATCCCCTGGCGTTTGTCTAACCATTACTCCTTGGCTGCGCCCCATTTTATTCTCAATCTGCGCATTGCAGTAAGCGGATATAAATGTTTCCTCATCATATGTCGCATACAATGCTCGCAGCTTCTTGCCTGGCTCCAATTTGGTGAAGAAATATGCGCGGTGGGTTGGTTCTTCCATTACTGCCCTCTTTAGAGCATCATCATCCAGGAACTCGACTAAAACTTTCTTACCTGGTCTGTCAGCTGGAGCAAAATCTAAGGCTGATGTGTCTACGCGCTTGATCGCTTTTGAGGCACCCGTTGCACCCTTAAGCGCTCGTTCTGCCCAGAAACCATCCACACTTAATTCCTCTGCAGAACTATCCCCAGTTGTGGCCTCTGTGATTACTCGCATTGCGTGACCTGTGAACAGCTCCTCATAGCGCACAAAAGTGCTCTTCCCACTTAAATCTTTGTAGGCTTGACTGCCATAGATATGCTTCCTGGTTACCATTACGGATCTGTGCAGTGTTTCAGCCCATATGTCAGCATCCCCCTTCTCACGTATCGATACATTTAATATCTTGCGCAAACTAAGCACCGACTCGCCCTCAAAAGAGCCTATTGACAAAGTCCTTCTAGCCGCCACCAATGGTGCTTTGAGCGTTTTGTGCCACTCTTTTAATGGAACATCAAGCCAACCCAAGCTCATAAGTTCGCGTAAGATATGCAATGGTAAGCAACACAATGCTACCGTCATCCCACAAATCTCACTCTCATCCGATTCCGG